CGGAAGGCCTTCACCATATGCCATGCTGTTTGACTGCCCCGCCAGAACCACAACAAAGTAATACTCCGGGTCTCTGGTGGCGCTGATTACTGTGCCTTCTCCATCCGACGGCTTCACCAACACAGGTGTGGTGACATCACCTTCCGCCGCAATGGCCTGCATCAGAGTATAAGGCGTGATGGCCACCGGGCTGCCAAATGGCTGCCACCCCTCCTTCAGTTTTTGTGTCAGCTTTTCCGCAAGATCTGACGGCGACGCCGCCCTGACCACATCGTAGTGTTTAAATACCATGACCTTTTCCACCATATAAAGGAACAATAAATTCTTTTCTGATAGAGATTTAAATAAAAATACATTATTTTACAAAAAAATAATATCCATTACAAAAACATCCGATTTTTTTATATTCCCGCTCATCCTGCTAATTTGTATTACAAAAAAATGAAACAACTTGAACCAAAGTGATACAAAATTAGAAAAGAAAACCCCAGGAAGACAAAGAAGACGATCTTTTTCAATGAGTTACACTGATTTATTGACTATGATTTTTAGCAAAACAATCGAAAGCAATGTGTACCGAGAAGGTTAAAAGATGGAATGGATAGTTATTGACACAGTGATATGCCCATCAAGCGGAATAACGTTTTCAACTGTATGGTGTAAAATAAAGTTGATAATCTGGTATCAGTCAGATGTGTTCCTGCCACCCGGAAGTATTCTCACACCTGTTAACTCAGGTGTGATTATGGATAATAAGCTGCTTCCATTAACCATTTACAACGTGACACCATTTAACAGAAAATTCTGGTTCCTTATCAGAAATCAAAAAGAGTGCCCCGGGAATTCAGTTAAAACAAAAATAAAATGCCATAATAGTATGTGTGTACTGATGATATGCCCGTATGGATTATATAAGTAACAACATATGAATACATAACAGATAAACTATTGACCTTGAGGCTCATCCATATAAAGAAGAGCTCTCCGAAGAGGTGTGTATTTGCATGCACATTCCTTTTTTGCTCTATGTCATGACCTCCGGCGACTCTATCCCGGCACCAGCAAACCCGCATCATTCTCGTTTCCGGTGTCTCTAAAACCACAGCACACCTGCCCCCCCGCTGAGGGAGGGAAGCACTGTATCCGTACACTCAGCAACAGAAATACCACCTGCTCACTGCGCTACATATCAGCAACAATTTTATACCCGAACATTATCATTCAACAGCATGGTTCACAACAACATCATAACCCAGGAAACGAGAATCAGATCAAAAAAACAGAAATTTTACATGAAAAATACTTTTTATTAATATTGATAGCGTCGTACCACAAAATACGATGAATTATCCCTGAACTTAACATTAATGCCAGTATGTATTGCCCGCTGGTATCAGCGGGCGCTTTAAGAGATCGTATTCATGACTACCTGGGAAAAAGCTATTTTACTATTGTCAGTTTTTATTGCAGCCTTATCTGTCTACTTGCTTCACAGCCTGAACTGACCATATCTTTATTCATCCTTCCCGTCATCAATTGAGCATGTAAGGATGTGACTAATCTCCTTAACGGTCTGCGCAAAACGTTCTGCCTCCAGTTCAACACCAGTTGCACGACGCCCGAGCGCCATAGCTGCTTTTATGGTTGAGCCAGAACCCATGAAAAAATCCGCCACCAGGTCACCCGGACGACTGCTCGCGCAGATTATCTGCCGCAGCATTTCTGCCGGTTTTTCGCACGGATGTTTCCCTGGATAGTACTGCACCGGTTTATGCGTCCACACATCGGTGTACGGCACCTGCACCGTCACACCGAAATACCGCCGCAAATTTTTATATTCACTCAGCAGTTCCATGTACTGTCGGTTCAGCTCACTGTATGTGCTGACCAGTTGGTAATGGGACTTTTCCAGTTCTCCCCGCTGATGTTTCTCTTCTGCCACCCGGGCAAACAGCGACTGTAATTTCAGATAATCGCTTTCGTTCGGTAGCTGCCACTGACTGGCACTGAACCAGTGCGACACCATGTTTTTCTTTCCTGTGGCATCTGCAATCTGTTTTGCTGTTATCCCAAGAGCAGCACGCGCATCACGAAAGTAAGAAATCAGCGGGGCCATCACATGCTGTTTCAGTGCCCTGCCCTTCGCCTCATCGCCATCATCTTTCGGACGATACGGCCCCTGATAATGTTCCGCGAACAGAATGCGTTCTGTGGCCGGAAAATACGCCCGCAGGCTTTCCTTGTTGCACCCGTTCCAGCGTCCGGACGGCTTCGCCCAGATAATATGGTTCAGCACATTGAAGCGTTCACGCATCATGATTTCAATGTCAGATGCCAGGCGATGGTCACAGAACAGGTAAAGACTTCCGGCAGGTTTCAGCACCCGCCAGAACTGCGCCAGACACTGGTCCAGCCACTTCAGGTAATCATCGTCGCCCTTCCACTGGTTATCCCAGCCCTCGGGCTTCACTTTAAAGTATGGCGGGTCTGTGACTATCAGATCGACAGAGTTTTCCGGTAAGGTCTGGATAAATTCCAGGCAATCAGCGTTGATTAACTCACAACTGGATATTTTTACAGTATTAAGCATGGATCATTAAGCCTGTCTCTGATAGGCTCATTCTGCTTTTGCGCAAAGCAGTGGGCCTGAGGTTTGCTTGTGAACCCAACGCATGAGCAGATGGCTGGTAGGTGCCCCTAACACCCACCAGCCGCCCATTTACCACAAATAAAAAAGCCTTCACTGCGGAAGGCGTCTGTAACAACCGAACTGATAGTCTGCCAGACCCGCCATAACAAGCTGGGTCAGTATTAACTGGCAGCGTTCGCGTGAAAGGTAAGTATTCTGCGCAATCTCCCCGACTGTCGCCGGGTCGGTAACGCTTAATTCATTAAACACCACTCTGGCGGTTTCTGTCATATCCTGCTGTTTTAGCATGTCTTTTTTCCCTTTTGGTTAACGTGACATACCAATAACTCTTGTCCAAAAAGCCAGTAAGCAGAAAGACCGGTATTCGCAACCACCAGCGCATTTAACGCCCCGTGCCGTTTTTCAGTCATAAAAAAACCCGCAAAAAGCGGGCTCTTTCAAATGTCCATGTCTGCTATTCGCCTCGCGGTACAGCTTTGCGAAGCTTACCGGAATTGAAGCAGTTTTTACGTCAAAAAGCAATAACTTTTTTCTCTATACCAAAAGCCATAACCATTGGTTTGTACAAAATAAATTCTGCCACCTTTAGCCAATGCTCAATGCGTCTTTCACAGGTTCTTAAACTCCATTCCGGATGTGCATCATTCAGCAGTTCAGCCATTTTGCGCTTAGTCATCCCCCGCCCCACATAACGCTGACTCAGAACATTGAGCAGCCCGGGATAACCTGCCAGTACTTCACCAATAACCCTGTCGATTATTAACGCCTCTGAATCGGTACAATGTGCCAGCCAGCTTTTTTGATTGCCGTTGATCATATCCCGCAAAAAAGCCTCAAGTTCAGGTTTGTCCAGACCCGCTTTTTTCATCCTCCGGAGCGCCTCGTTAATTGCCGTTTTTGTCAGCTTTTTAGAGGTCAGTAATTGGTTGAACATATTTCCCGTCTTACCGTCGCCAATATACGACCAACGCCCCCACATACGCAGTTTCCCCTGGATCCAGACACTTTCCAGCGTTTTCAGGCGTAAATGCTCACCGCTTTTGCCTGTAATTTCCGGGTATATCATATTTATGCTCACTCACTTTCAATTTTGTAAATCTTCACGCCCAGCCGCCCACCAGAAACGAGCTGACCGCGCACAATATTGATTTCATCAAACTGCTCGTCGTCTATGAGAAGTCCGGCATGCGTCAGCGCATCCAGCGGTGCTTTCAGGATATTGTCCAGATCACGACGGCGCTTATCCGGTGGCTCTGCAATAATCTTTATCGCCAGCCTTCCGGACAGGCTTAATTTCAGCCGCTGCTGGCGAACAATAAGCGCCACAGCCCGGCGATAACGCTTTCCCTCCTCCGAGATAAAATATGTGCTGCCACGGCGTCGCCAGTAAGTGTTCACCGTCGGCGGGTAAGGTAAAACCAAATCTATGAGCATCAGTCACCTCTTTTACCCAAGCACGCCAGTTGCAAAGGCGTGATCAAGAAAACGAAAAATTAAATCAACCTGAGAGCCATGCTTTTCTTCGAACGCCAGCGGATCCGCATGAAGCTCGTTGTGATGCTCCCGACACAGCGGTAGCGTGAAAATATCGTGAGATTTTGTCCCCATTCCGCCCTGACCATGACCAATCAGGTGATGGGGATCGTCGGCTGGCTTACCACAACACGCACACGGCTGAGTCTTCACCCAGCGTGTGTATTTCTCGTTAACCCAGCGGCGACGTTTAGGTCGTTTCATGAAAGATTCCGGAGACTCAGGATCAACGGCAATGCTGACCACCGTCTTTTCCTGTGGTGGGTTCTGTTGCTGGTGGACGTCAGGCAGTAACGCAATATTTTTTGTGCGCTGCTTCAGTATGCTGGTGGCGGTCTGCTCTCCCGGCACGATGTCGCTTTCACGGTACATTGAGCGGATTTTTTCCGCACGCACCCCCAGCGAACGACGTAATACCGCTTCCGGTAGCGCGTCCGCCACCTGATTGCGGACCGCCCACCAGGATAATTCAGCCAAAGATAATTCACGCTCCTGCGTACCGCTTATTGCGTGACCGATGACGTCAATCATCCATGCTGACAGGTTTTGATGAGCAAGTTGCTCGAGTGATTCGGATGTCTGGTCACGCAGCTGGTTGTCGCAGTGCCAGCACAACACCATTGCGCCGGTACCATAACGGTGAATGACAGTTTCGCTGTGATGATAATCGCCGTGTGGCCACTGGCAGGATTTCACGTGACGCAACAGCCAGTCAGACAATGCACCAGCACCACCAGCAGCACGAATCACCCGTGCGTTACTGAAAAACGGCAGCAATGTTTTGTCTTCCACCAGCGGCTGGCGAACGGCAGGAACGACCCCGGACGGCAGATTACGCATGCTTTTCGGTTCCGGCTCCATCAATACCCGGGTATTGTGGAATACTGGCATGGATTCACGGCCCGGCTTAACGATCACCAGCCCGAGTTCCGGTACCAGAACAGGTCGAAGTAATACCCGCACGTTACCTCCAGATGCGTTGCTGGAATGTGCGAGACGGACGCGGTGGGCGTTCAGAGTAAGGAAGCCTGACGGAGATTATCCAGTGACGGTAGTCGAGACTAAGGGCTTTCTTAACCTCGTATCCGCGCCTGCGGTAACACTGAATTATCCATTCAGCCTGCTCTTCAGTACATGGAGGGTGTTGGAACCATTCAGACTTGAATGCGTGAGAATACCGCTCGTGCGTGCAGGCAAGAACGGGCGAATTATCAGAATTGTAATATTTTACGTTGCGTGCCATCGGTTTTCTCCGGTGGCACGGTGTTACTCAGCGGGAGTTCAGCCCCGCGCAAGATTGTAGATGAGTTTATTCTTCTGCAAAAGCTGAAAAGCCTGCTTTTATTCCGATCTCTTTCAGTGCCTGTAATGAAGTGACAAACTCACCTTCGCGCAAGATAAATCCGTCTGTCACTCGACCATCCACAAAATTAATTAACGCAGCCCCATTCTTTCGCAAACACATAATGCGGTAATGACTAACAAGATTTCCATTTTCAACGCACACAGCATAGAGGCCATCTTCACAAAAAATTTTACGCAGTTCTTCGATGTTCATCATCAGAATCCTTCCGGATAATTAGCTCTCCCCTTTAAGGGACCATCCCTCTTATCCCTGCGCGCTACTTAAGTATTTTTGATTCTATTCCGGCGCCGTCCAGAACTTCAAACGCGTTGAAAATAAAAACAAAAACCCGCCGAAGCGGGTTAAGTGCGGGTGCGTTGAGGATGCCTGCCACATCAGAGGTGGCGAGGGATTTCTCCCTCGCCGGGTCTCTTACTCCTCAGGTTCGTAAGCTGTGAAGACAGCGACCTCCGTCTGGCCGGTTCGGATTCGTACCTCGCAGAGGTCTTTCCTCGTTACCAGTGCCGTCACTATGACGGTTAAACAGATGACGATCAGGGCGATTAACATCGCCTTTTGCTGCTTCATAGCCTGCTTCTCCTTGCCTTTCGGCACGTAAGAGGCTAACCTACATGTGTCTAGCATGAAATTGGCCTCAGATTAATGTTAAGCGTCTTGCAGGACGCGTAATGTTAACTGGGGCTTTTCTCTATCTGCCTTTGGTGTTCATGCCTGAGACAGATAGCCTCAAGCACCCGCAGCCATTCTACTTAACTCCCGTTACCCCGCCAATATGAAATCAGTCAGAAAGGCGATCCATAAGAATAATGAATTCTGTAAGGCAATAGTCTCACTGTCTAACATATCTTACCTGATTACTTTACAATATAATAATTCATAGTTAAATCAAATGAATGTCATCATCCAATAATTCATTAGTAGTAATACTACCTTTTTTGAAAAAATTTTCATTTGCCTCAGCAATTTTTGCATCATTAACAAATTCATCACACATCCCAAAATAATGAAAAAATCTATTTAGTTTACATATTCCAATGGTATAGTGCCCTTTAGGTGTTTTGTCCACATAAACACGATTTGCTTTTATAATATGCATCTCATAATCATCTATATGTGGATGAACGATGCGAAATGATGCAGATGCAGTTGGATAGTTTTTGCGCCGCCCCCCATTTATTACGGGTTCAAATAACACTTCATTTTTACCTTTGAATTCATTGCAGTCAGGACATACTACACATAGATTCTTAGGTTCAAAAATAAAACATAGATATTGAGATTTTGGCACAATATGCTCTATAGGAGCAGCTTGTGCAGCTCTTACCCCAATAGGCTCATGACAATATACACATTCTAGCTTTTGTTCTTCTCTGTAATGATTTCTAATTTCTGCACGGAGAACTTGCAAATCATCATCTCCCCAGTTGGTATGCTTAAAATCTGGAGAAGACAATTTTTTCTCAATAATATCTAATGACTCTGCGCTGAATCTAATTGGATTTTTAATTTTTGGCATAAATTTCACACACCTGAGATACGGAATTTACGAGTTCATTAATAGGGTCATTACTATTAACGTTTTCAAGGAGAAGCTGGAGTTGTTTTAATTCACGCCAATTATCATCTGTTACTAACTTAGCAGTCTTAACTTTTGAAAGTAAATTGAAAGCTAATCTGGCAATGTATTCATTCATAATGCCAGGGGCATCAAATAGTTCCGCAAGTTGATAGTCTGCAGACCGGTTGCTAAAGTATTTTGCTTTATAAAGATAACTTTTCGACAAAGATGTTATATAACAACCTTTATTCGGCAAATTGGATATTATTTGTGGTGAATGAGTTGCAATTATGAATTGACAACCTGAGTAAGTTAAAAATGCTTTTGTTAACATAATGATAAACTCTTCCTGCCATCGAGGATGCAAGCTTATTTCCGGTTCATCAATTAGTATTATAGAACCATCAGTTATATGCCCTGCAATTCCAAGCAACATCACTAATAAACATTGTTCTCCCGAGCTCGCACGTTTAAGTGACATGGGACCATAGCTTTTTTTTATGAGTCGCATATCCATCAATCTCATGAAGCCAGCGTTCATAAGTTTAAGAATTGATCTAGAAAAATAATTATTCGCATAAGTCGAGCCAACCAATGTTTCACCATTGGTAAAATCGACTGACAAGGTTACAGCCCTACGTTCAGGTTCAAATCGATTAATTTCAACCAGTGCTTCGTAAATATCATGACGTGATTCGGAGTTTAACTTTAAGAGACTCTCAATATTCTTCCTGTCAATTTTTATATTGTATTTTAAATATAACTCCTTAACTTCCGTTAATATCTCATCTGAATATACACCAATGAAGTTATAGTCAGGAGTGTCCGGTCCGTTGTAAGTTGGTTTAAATACAAACTCTATATGGGGCTCAAAATCAATAGAATGAAAAACATCGAGTAAATTTGCAGGATTTTCTGAATAAGCAAGTTTCTCTAGCCAACCTCTCGCTGCTGAAGATAAAAGGGATACGGCATTTGATACGCCGAAGGGGCCTTCTCCACGCATACCCACATAGCGATAATTATTTTCTTTCCTTTGGTGATTTAATGACCTACGCCCTGGAGGGAATTTATCGAATGGGCTGGTAGATACGGCAATTAACTTTGGTGTTATTTCTCTGTCAAATAATGGATTAAAAGTTTTCAAGAAATGAACATCTTGAATACAGTCTTTAGCAATCTGAGATAACAATCTGCTTTTTCCAACGCCATTTTTACCTACAATTACTGTAAAAATATTCGCATTATCAGAAACATCACCTTCTATAGCAAGTTTTAAGGTTCGACTATCATGATGGGTATAATATAGTCTTTTCATTTTATTTTTCTCTCATTAAAATGCTCTTAATTAAGAATACCTATGCCTTTAACAGGCTCATAGTTATGATTTGTGATGCTTTCAAAAGGGTATGTAACTAAGTATTGAACTCTACACCTAAGATTCTAAGATTTTTAAATTAAAGTAGTTAAACATGCTTTTGATTGTACTCATTCTATGTCCATCGTTGCTGCATGTCTAGATATCGTGCCCCGCTATTGTTATGTAATGATATGATGGACGCCCTGTCTGAAGCAGCCAGTGAAATATTTTTACTGTCTGCGTTTTCTACAGGAGTAAATCACATGAGCACAATCAGAGTTGTTGGTATTGATATTGACCTGTGCCCAATTTTTTGAGACATATATTGGTACGCTCTTGGCACAGGGCTGCTGCTGCAGCCCTGACAGCTTTAGACTTCGATCGATTCAGAGATCTCTAATGCATCATCAACTTCTATACCCAGATAACGAACTGTGCTTTCCGTTTTCTTATGGCCCAACGGAAGTTGGATCACCCGGAGATTCTTAGTTTTCTTGCAGACAAGGCAAGGTTTTGTTCTTCTCATGGAATGTGTGCTGTAAAGCGAATCTTCGAGACCAAGCTTTTCTCCCCCCTATGAAAGATTCGGTTATATTGCAGGATTGATATGTGTTGGTTAGTACCGACCCGAGATCGGAACAAGTAGTCTTTACTGCGTAAATTGCCAAGCTTTATCAATGCAGAAACAGCTTCTCTTGTCCCTTTGGTTATCTCAAATTGGATAGGACTGCCAGTTTTTCAGTTGCAGCACCGTAGCTCTGCTTGAAACCGAGCTAAATCACGCGTTTTACCTTCCAGTTCAAGCCGGATTTGGAGCCCCCAGATATGAGATATCTGAAGTGGTCTTTTTGGGCCTATGATACTGTCTTTGTTCCTCGGTGACGTATTCATACTCAAATCTCCTGCAATGTGGAAGATTTGAGTATGGTTGTCTCTCAAGAGCGAAATAGGTCAACTATAACTAGTTGTTGTGCATGTACGAATTCTGCCAATTAATTATTGACAATAAAAAATTCTGGAATGTTCGAAATCATCATATCGAATTATAATCTGGTTGACTGCATCTATTGTTGGCGCCATTTCAGTTATAATATCTCGATAACCTAAAGAGTTAAATACATTTACTAAGGCCTCACACCGCAGGCCAATAGCAATTACGACATTATAAATTGCCAGCCGTTTATTTTCTTGTTTAACTGCAAGAGTGAGTTCGATAGCAGTAGTTTTATCGCTTTGGATTGCATTATATAGAGATACTATATTTGCCATATCATCAGAGAATGTATGTATTGAATCACAAAGAGGGACGTAATAGGCATGATAGTGTGTTTCCCAGCCAATTACTTCGAAAAGCTTTTTGGTTCCAGGATATTCAGGTGTATTTGGCCACAATCTATTAAACATATCAGTTAGCTCTTTTCCGATACGAATCCTTTCATCTGCTGCTGGATTAGTCATTTCTTTGGATTTTAAACACTCCAGCCACCGTTTCCCATTACTATGAACTAATTTCTTACTACCCTTGAGTAATGCTTGTGCATTTTTTCCATCATCAATTGCTATATAAAATTGATTGGCAGCCTGTTCCATTATAACTCTAGTTAATACTTCCGATGCTGAAAAGGCTCCGGTACTCAAAGAAAATATAGCCTGATTACTAAGTTCATTCAGTACATTAAAGTAATGTAAAACCATCAATTTTTGTTCCACCCCCTTTAGGTTATCTATTTTATCTTTATGCCTCTCAAATTTCGCATGGATATATTTATTTATCGCGGCTATTTTTTTTACATCTTCGTCGAAATCAAACGGGCAACGTCCAAACGATTTTTTCCTCATATATTCCTCCTGTTTTACAATCTCCCATAAGTTGGAAAATTATACACTGGAGATTACCTATAAATAACTGCGCACGATAGCTAGTCAGTGCAAGAAGTACAACCAAGTGAACGGTGCGTATCAGATACCTAGCTTAAAGTTCGCGATAGCCGTACTCTGTGTATTAGCTCAGACATTACCTGACAGGTTGAGTAGATAGAATCGAATCAAAGCTGACAGTCTGGTTTGGACTGTGGGGTCAACCGATGGATGCAACACACAGTGAACCGCCCCGGAAATCCTGGAGACTAAACTCCCTGAGAAAGAGGTAAACAGGATGACTAAAAATACTCG